CAATACAAAGATTGTTCTTTTAAAAAGAATGCTTATGAATCATTAGAAGAGATTTCAATTGTTGAACTTGCTCTAAAGTCTCTAGAAGAAAAAGAAGAATTATTAAAAGGTGATCTTCTTAAGTTAGATACTGATAAAGTAAATGAATACTTAGACAAATATTCTAAACTTCAAATTAAGTCTGGCGACTCCTCAAAGAAAGTTGCTTCTCTTTTAAAAGAATTAGTTGATTTACAAGCAAAGCAATCAAAGATTCAGGAAGAACAGAAAGAAAACGAGAAACTAATGATTCGCTACGAATCAAATAGAGAACTGTACGAAAACATTGGTGAATTAGAAAAACAAAAAGAATCATTAATTAAAAGCAAATCATCTTCATTTGTCCAATTAAAAGAAGAAGAAAACAGACAGAAGAAGGCAATTGCCGATCTTGCTTCAATTGAACAGCAAATAGATTCTTATGAGGAGCAAATTGAAGAACTTAATAGATTAAAAAAAGAATACTCGTCTTATGAATTATTCCTTAAGTGTACACATAATAGCGGAATACCATTTGAATTAATCAAGAGAACTCTTCCGATTATTAACGAAGAAATTAATTCATTGCTAGCAAATATTGTAGAATTTGAGGCAAGTTTTCAGAATGAAGATGGCAAGTTAGAGATCTATATTAAACATCCTAATTCTTCTCCAAGAGCAATCGAAAACTGTTCGGGAGCAGAGAAGTCTCTAGTTGCTATGGCAATTAGATTAGCATTGATTAAATGCGGTAGTTTGCCCGTAAGCAACTTGTTTATTCTCGATGAACCAGCAACATCTCTTGATGCTGACCACTTAGAGAGTTTTATTAAGGTTCTAGAAATGATTAAAACACAATTTAAGCTTGTATTATTAATCACTCACCTAGATACATTAAAAGATTCGGTTGATAAAATAATTGAGATCAACAAGGACGAAGAGGGATTTGCGTATTTCAACTAACTATTTATATCACCACTAGGAGGTGCATCATGGCAAAAGGTAATGGAAATGGCAAAAAGCCAGAAAAGAAAGAAGTAAAGAAACCAGTTAAGAAATAATTTTTCTTCACTTCTAGGGCACCAAGAATAAAACCTTGGTGCCTTTTTTATTTGCGATACTATTTATTGTATAATCTCAGGAGGATTAGTTATGGCAGATCAAAAACCAAAAGGACACGGACCAGCAAAAGTTGCTCCATTTACACAAAGCCCAGGTACAGGAAAAGGAAGTAATTGGCCAAAACCAGGTGCTCCAAATACAAAAGGTTTCAGTGAAAAAGTTGGCAAAGGCCACAGCGCTCCAAAGCCAAAATAAGAGGTAGTTATGCCTTTTGATCCAAAACAGATTCCTGCTCTTGAAAAAACAGTTGAGATCAAGTATGGCGAAAAAGCCATACTTGATCCTTCTGTATTTTGGACTGCAGAAAAAGAAAAGATATACCTTGAACAAGTTAAAGAAGTTGAGAAATATTATCGTCAACAGCCATACGAAAATTACAAAGATCAAGGTGGATTTATTGTTAAAGAAAAACTACTTAATAAGAGGAACTTTAAAAATTGTTCTTACTGCGGAGAGCAAGCATATAAGACAGACGACGAAGTTTATATGACCAAGTTTGATTGCTGTTCTAAATGCTATGTTATACACCTAGAAGGAAGAGAATACAAATGGCAGAAATAGTAAACAACGAGGTCCAAAATGATATTTACGAAATTGTCCGTGGGATTAGTCAAGCAGCCTCATTGATGTATGATGGACCAACTTATAACGAAGATTCAGATAATAGAGTTGGTCTTAGAAGAGAAGAAGGAAGTTATGCTTTTGATAAAAGAATAATGGATGGTCTTCATGTTAAAATGGGTGGAAGAAAATTAACTATTAATTACCACACAGAAGTTCCCTTAGCGTATATTCACAAAGTAGGCGCTGGCAAATACGAAGATGAAGTAGAAGAAATGTTAGAAAGAGGATTAACTTTTATTAAAAAAGAATTTAAAAAAATTACTGGCAAAACTCTTTCAGTCAAAGAAGCAAAAAGAACTTTAAAGAATGGTAAGACAGTTAAGGATTTCGATGTTTTGATTCAACCAGTTTCTCGCTTTAGAACTTCCGTAACAGCACACAAATGTTATGAACTTACGGGTATCCCAGAAGCAGAAGAATATAAGAGTGAGATTATCGCTCAATACGATAAGTACCATAGCAAACTCTTTAAGAACAAGAAGAAAGCAGAAGAAGCTCCTAAGCGAGTTGCATGAGTGTCCAATTAACTAAGAAGGAAGTTGTTAAAGAAATAATTAAATGCGGGAAAGACCCCATTTATTTTATCAATAACTTTGTCAAAATTTCCCATCCAGTTCAAGGACTTATTAGTTTTAAACTTTATCCATTCCAAGAAGATTGTATAAAGCAATTTCAAGATTATAGATTTAATATCGTACTTAAAGCTCGTCAGATGGGTCTTTCGACTGCAACTGCGGGCTTTATTCTTTGGATGGTATTGTTTCATAGAGAAAAGACTGTCTTATCTGTTGCTACACAATTAAATGTTGCCGTTGGTATGGTTAAGAAAGTTAAGACCATGTACAAGAATCTTCCAGAGTGGATGAAAATTGCAAAGATTCAGGGAGACAACAAATCCACACTAGAACTTAATAATGGTTCTTGGGTCAAGGCGGCGTCCACAACTGGCGACTCTGGTCGTTCTGAAGCACTCTCTTTGCTTGTCGTTGACGAAGCTGGCATCATCCAGGGTATGGATGAAATGTGGGCTGGTATTTACCCCACGATCGCTACTGGTGGTCGCTGTATTGCAGTATCAACTCCAAAGGGTGTTGGTAACTGGTTTCATAAAACATATACTGATGCAGAACAAGGAAAGAATAACTTTAACCCTATTAAATTAAACTGGGACTCACACCCCGACCGAGATCAAAAATGGTTCGATAGCGAAACAAGAAACATGGGTAAAAAAGAAATTGCCCAAGAATATGAATGCTCTTTTAATTTCTCAGGAAATACGATTGTTGATGGAGAAATTATACAAGAAATAAAAATAAACTGTATGAAACCAGATCGTCGTGGTGGATTCGACGGAAACTTGTGGATTTTTAAAGAACCAGAACCAGGTAGAAGATATTTACTTTCTGCTGACGTTGCCCGTGGCGATGCAGAAGATAATTCAGCATTCCACGTATTTGATGTAGATTCTATGGAACAAGTGGCAGAGTATCAAGGTAAAATAACTCCAGAACTTTATGCCGACCTTTTGTTTCAAATATCAAAAGACTATGGTCTATGTTTAACAATTGTAGAAAATAACTCCTTTGGATATGGTGTACTGGAAAAACTCAAATCAATGAGACATCCATCCATTTACCACCACAAAAAATCAAGTTATGATTTTATTGAGCCAATGACAGCAACATATGATTCCAGCGCTGTTCCTGGTTTTTCTACTAATGTTAAGATGCGTCCTCTTGCTATTGCAAAAATGGAAGAGTTTTTACGAACCAAGTCTGTAAAAATCAATTCCGAAAGACTAATTACAGAGTTAGAAACATTTGTTTGGAATAACGGCAAAGCGGAGGCAATTAAAGGTTGTAATGATGATTTAGTAATGTCCCTTGCTATTGCCTGTTGGGTAAGAGAAGGGGCCTTAATTATTTCCCAAAGAGATGTACAATATCGTCAAGCATTCATAACAGGATTGTCAGTTGGCGGTAGAACATTTGAGTCATCAATACCAGGAATGCCTCAACATGCTACCGCCGAAAAAAGAAAAAGATGGGCAGAAGCCTACAACAATGCAAGAGAATTTTCTTGGTTAAAGTGAGAATAAAATATGGCAGACAAAAAACCAGATTATACAAAAAATATACAAAATCACAACTCTCCTTTGTTCAAGAGACTAACCAAGTTATTTTCTGGTCCTATTGTCAATTTTAGAGCGCAAAAACCAACAAGAGAAAGAAAATATCAATTAGATAAATATGCTAGTCGTTTTAATTCTCTCCAAGGTTTATCATACAAGAAAAACGTCTACAACCCATTTGACTCACTGCGCTCTGGAAACATGGCAATCCAAAGCCGTGCGGAAAGATATGTTGACTTTGAACAAATGGAATTTTATCCAGAGTTAGCATCGGCTCTTGATGTTTATGCAGATGAAATGACGACCTTTACAGAGGTTTCAAAACTATTAAAGATTGATTGCCATAACGAAGAAATCAAGAACATTATTGACACATTGTTCTACAAGACATTAAATATTGAATCAAACCTGTTTAACTGGGCAAGAACAATGTGCAAGTATGGAGATTTCTTTTTATATCTTGATACAGACGAAGTCTTGGGTGTTAAATCAGCAATTGGTCTTCCTTCTCAAGAGATTGAAAGACTAGAAGGCGAAGATCAAACCAATCCAAACTATATTCAGTTCCAGTGGAATGCTGGTGGTTTAACTTTTGAGAACTGGCAGATTGCTCACTTTCGTGTACTGGGTAATGATAAGTATTCTCCCTATGGTACATCTGTATTAGATCCAGCAAGAAGAATTTGGAGACAATTAATTCTTGTAGAAGATGCAATGATGGCAGCGCGTGTTATTCGTGCTCCAGATAGAAAAGTATTTGAGATCGACGTTTCTGGTATTCCCCCAGAAGATGTTGAACAATACATGCAGAGAGTCATTACTCAACTCAAAAGACATCAAGTTGTAGATGATACAACAGGGCAAGTAGATCTTCGCTATAATCCTCTAAGCGTAGAAGAAGATTATTATCTGCCTGTCCGCGCTGGTTCGGCATCCAAGATCACTCCACTTGCCGGTCAAAAAGGTATTGATTCAATTGATGATATTAAATACCTAAAAGATAAATTGTTTGCGGCGATTAAGATTCCAAAAGCTTATCTATCTCAATCAGATCAAGGAGGGGAAGATAAATCAACACTTGCTCAGAAAGACATTCGTTTTGCTAGAACAATTCAAAGACTACAAAGAGCAATGCTTTCAGAAATGGAAAAAATTGGTATTGTTCACCTTTATACTCTTGGATTTAGAGGTGATGATTTAATCTCATTTAAACTTACTCTTAATAATCCTTCTCGTATTGCTCAAATGCAAGAACTAGAGGGATTAAGTCAAAAACTTGATGTTGCTTCAAAAGCGCTTGGTGCAAACTTTTTCTCTCGTCAATATGTTTCTAAGAATATATTTGGCATGTCTGACGAAGATTTCGAGAAGATTGAAAGACAGCGTTTCTACGATAAGAGAGTTGATGCTGCTCTTGAAGCATCTGCTCAAGATACTCCAACAGCAGGAGATATGAGTGGACTTGGCGCACCAGCAGGCGCAGAAACTCCAACAGCAGGAGCAGAGGCAACGCTTCCAACAGAAGCCCCGGGCGGACTAGGAGCAGGATTAACACCACCAACGCCCGAAGGAGAAACACCAGCAGGAGAAACACCAGAGGCAGGAGCAGAAGCCCCACCCGCCCCAGGTGAAGAAGGCGGATCAGCACTATTAGCAGCGCCACCACCAACAGCACCAGCCAAAAGAGACAGTGTTGTAGCAAGGGACGACAAAGATAAACCAGTTAAAATTGAATATGCCGATGGAGCGTACATAACTCTTGGTTCAAAGGGCAAAAAATATAAACCAGTTGATGATGACAAAAGAGAAGATCGCGGACCATTTACAAGACATGTTAAATCTTTATGGGGAAGTCAAGCGTATGGTAAGAACTCCAAGAGAAATACTTTCGGATTTGGATATGTTACATCAGATCGTTTAGCAAAAGGTATTGCAGAGTCAATTGATACTAATTATAATAAGTCAGCCGAGGATCAATTAAATAAACTTGACCGGGATTTAGAAACCATAATGGAAGAGTAAAAATGAAGATAAACCACAATAAAAAAAGAAATACATTATTTTTATACGAAGCTCTTGTAAGAGAATACACAAAAGCAAAATTAGATAATGATCCAAGAAAATTACAAGAGATTCGTAATTTATTTGTGGAATATTTTTCAGAAGGAAAAGTTCTCAAAGAAGAACTAAAAATTTATAAAGCCGTTCTTGAAACAAAAAATGTAGATAAAGAATTGGCAGAAAGAATTTTATCA